TTTTATATTTTTTATATTTTTTATATTTTTTATATTTTTTATATTTTTTATATTTTTTATATTTTTTATATTTTTTTATATTCAAAATTTAATTTTCGTACCCTTAGCTTGAACGTTTGTTTCACCTTTAAATGTAGGTACACCTAACACTGTTTGTCCAGAAGCCTTCATATATTGATGTGATGCGGGGTTTCCCTTATTTGCTACAAAATTTTTATTATTATTGGTAATTTGGGCTTGTAAATTAGCCATATATGCTTTTCTATATCCAGGTGTATTCATCGTGTAAACTTGAACAATTATATATTATAATTATATAATTATTCTAACTTCAATTTTTTTATATGGTCTCTAAAACCAACGTTTTAGTTCTAATGTTTTATTATTAAAATCTGCTTGTACAGGATGATCAATTGGATTGTACATGGTGCTAACATCGCGTTTATAATTAATATATCCCTGGGCTTCACTGTATATTTGCTTAACACAATAAGTTACTACTAAATTGTTTAGTTCCTGAATTTGTTGCGTAATTTGATTAGGTAAATTTGTTGAACTTTGAAGAAATACACTTCTCATTATGATTTTCAAAGTATCACAATTTTGATTATCAATAATATATTGTTTATTTGAAATCTCATATACACCTGCGCGAATAGCATTCTGAATAATTTGTATATTTGCTTTGCTAAAAAAAGCAAGTGAAAGCGCAGAATCTTGAAAATTTCCAGTCATGGCATCGTGAAATGTAGAACATTCACTTTTAGTAGGTATTTTATCAAATAAAGAAAACTGATTCATAGTAGGACCTATTATATTTACTCTTCCATTTGTACTTGAACAATTCATTTATATATTTTAAACAGATATAATTTTTTCTATTTAAATTATATAATGGAGTTTAATTTTCAAAAAATAGTATTAAGCATAGCAATCGTAATTTTTATTATTTTGATCATTTTCATAGCCATTGTGCTTGGTAACAATAAATACAGCGTAAAATTCCCACCTACAATATCTCAATGTCCAGATTATTGGATTGATAAACCAGACCAATCCGGTTCCCCTAGTCTTGATAATGTTAGTCAAACATGTACCAATGTTAAAAATTTAGGCAATGCGTCGTGTGATAAACAAAAGGATTTCACTGATAGTTTTTGGCAAGGACCTACTGGTATGTGTAATAAATACAAATGGGCCAAGTCGTGCGATTTGACATGGGACGGTATTACCAACAATCCTAATATATGTAACTTATAAGTAGATTTATTCACTATTCACTATTCGCGTTTCACTATTTGCGTTTCACTGTTCGCTGTTGATATTTACTAAAAATACAAAATGTAATTATACATTGGGTTATAATTACATTACATTATTATCGTTAATTGTCTTTATTTTCGCTTTTGCTTACTTGTTCGCCTTTGTTTGTTAGATTTTTTTCGTCTAGTATTTATTTTTTTATGAACAAATCTGCGCTTATTTTTACTTGATCGCCTTTGTTTGTTAGATTTTTTTTGTCTAGTAATTATTTTTTTATGAACAAATCTGCGCTTATTTTTACGATATGTTTTACGACCGCCTTCTTTTTTTTTTTTATCACAAAACTTACCCCAACACTGTTCAAAAAAAGACTTGTTATCTTTTTTGTTGTCAGACGACGTCCTTCCTGATCTCTCCATAACTTCAGGAGACACTGGTGTCATACTAGACTGAATAGTATTACTTCTATCATACTCATTGATACTTTCTTTGTTAAACGTAGCAATCACGCCAGCACGAACCCTACTGTTTATAGCGGCTTTACTGACATATGATTTTTGATTCGTTGGTGCTTCCGTAAGACTTTGTATTATAGGTATTATGGCAGTGTATCTATCAATTATCTCTTGGGTAAGTTTCCAATCTGGCGAAACATAATTTCTATTATTATTCCACCCCCAATTTGTTCTAAACGACGGACCATATAAATATTGTAAAAGTCTTATTAGTTGTGGTCTATCATATGGGCCTTTCATATCAAAATTTATGGAATTCATAATATAGTCCATATAACTGAGAAATTGTATAATATTTGCCATTTTAGTAACGACTGTTTCTATTGGATTATTCTGACTTTCATATAAATAGGTAACGTCCTGACTCTTATATTTATCAAAATCGACATCATAGTTATGTCCAGTAAGCTGGTTATAATAAATCTTTATCTGTTCAAATATATCGTTTTTAAAATCTAGTACTCTTCCAAAATCTATTAAAACTGTTCCGGGGGTGTTTGGATCTGTACTTGCTAATACATTTCCAGCATGCGAATCAAAATTTAATTTTTTTGATTTTAAAAATAATATGAGTGTCTGTGCTATAGCATATTTGCATCCATTATTATATGTATCTTCTCCTATCGGAAGATCAGCTAACTCTCTGTATGTAGGTTCTGCCAATTCCATAGTTATCATACCAAGACGTCTATTTTTTAAACGGTGTTGTTCATTTTGTTCATTTTGTTCATTTTGTATATTTAATCCTATATATCGCAACATTTCACTGACAGTTCTTGATTTATGTTTCGTATTTAATTCCGTTAGCAAAACTGCAGTACTTCTTTTATCAAAATATGAAAAATCAATAATCGACAAAGTAATAGGATTTCCATTTGGACTAAGAGTATCTATATAAATTTGCTGTTGCGTGTTTGCTTCTTTTCTAAAACTTTCTAAATTTTCTGTTTCTTTTTTGAAACTTTGATTTTCCGCAGTAATGAACAAGGGGTTTAATTTATCGTGGTCATCATAGTCTGAAATTATAGCAAGTTTAAAAACTATACTGTAAATTGGCTTAGTTAATGCCGTTTTATCGTCATTTAACCCATAAAACTCAACATTTTTTTTATCTTTAGGGATATCTAGACGAAATATAAATCCAGTTAGAGAACTATACGAAATTTTTGATAACGTAGCACCTGGTAATCTAATCATATTATATACAGCTTCCCATGAAGATATTTCTGAATTTCGTTGTGATACACCACCATGATATACATCTTTATGTAATATAGACATTATATATATATATACTGATATTTTATTTCTTTATTTCTTTTATTTTTTGTCTTTTGGACAGAGGTATATTTGTAAATTATTACATGTTTGACTAAAAGAAACATAAAAACAAAAAATAATAACCATATAATGGATCTGATTGATATTAACAGTATATTAAATCGAAATAAAATAGCAGAAAATATAAAATTATTCTTTACTAGTTTTGAAACGGAAAAAAATAATCTAGCTTTTAAGAGAGGTATTTACATATATGGTAATCCAGGTACAGGGAAAACATTATTTATCGAGAAAATATTGAAAGAAATGAATTATGATATGGTGAAATACGATGCTGGGGATATTCGCAATAAATCTATTATCGACACCATTACAAAACATAATATGTCTGACAAAAATGTACTATCTATGCTTCAAAAAAAAGTAAAGAAAATCGCTATTGTAATGGATGAGATTGATGGAATGAATAATGGTGATAAAGGAGGGATTAGTCAGTTAATAAAGCTCATTCGTCCTAAAAAAACTAAAAAACAAAAATTAGAAGAAGTTACAATGAATCCTATTATTTGTATCGGAAATTATCATATGGATAAAAAGATAAAGGAACTGATGAAGGTATGTAATAGTTATGAATTAAAACAACCAACTTCTAAAGAAATGGAAGCATTGATCGCTGTTTTAATGCCATCAATAGACATTGTTTTAAAAAAGAACCTACTTAATTATATTCAAGGAGACCTGCGAAAAATCAACTCTATCATTAGCATTTACAATAAGCAACATGTGTTACTAAAAAATGAAATTATTCAAAATATTTTTCAACCAAAAACATATAATGAGGATAGTAAAAAAATAACTCAACGACTTATCAATAATAAGTATGACATTAATAGTCATAATAGTATTATGAATGAAACGGATCGCACAATTGTTGGTCTATTATGGCATGAAAATATCATTGATGTATTAGCAAAACAACCATGTGAGGCAGCATTTCCTTTTTATAATAAAATTTTAGGTAATATATGTTTCGCTGACTATATTGATCGGGTTACTTTTCAAAGCCAAATTTGGCAGTTTAATGAAATGAGTTCTATGATTAAAACATTTTATAATAATAAATTATACCATGAATCCTTTCAGAAAAAACCTAAATTCAATCCATCCGAAGTGCGATTTACAAAAGTATTGACAAAATATAGTACTGAATATAATAACTATTTATTTATACAAAACCTATGTTTCACACTCTTCATGGACCAAAAAGATTTGTTTGCTTTTTTTCAATCCATTCGCGAAGAAAAGACCGAAGATGAAATATACGAAATTTTTGAAAATTATGAAATTAGTAAATTAGACGTTAAACGTATGTATCGATATTTAGATAAATATTCATTATTCAATGATATAAATGAAATAAATGAAGTAGAAGTTGATGATGATTTCTCGGTATCAAGTGCTATATAAAATAGTGAGGGTGAAATAAATTGTATAATTATTTTATACGATTTATTTATACGATTTATTTATACGATTTATTTATACGATTTATTTATACGATTTATTTATACGATTTATTTATACGATTTATTTATACGATTTATTCTTTATCTGGGTCTGCCGACGGCTGGGGAGAAACTTCGTTGCTTGATGGATCTGATGTGTTTGCCACTATAGTTGTTACTAACGGCTGACTTGACAATTGTTCTTTAGTTTCGTGTGCTCTTAACTTTTCTAACAATGCTTTATTTAATTGTTGTAGTTGTGCTACACTTGCGGCATATTGCTGTAATTGCGATTGTTGTTGCTTTATCATTTCAACTATTTCAGGCATTTTCAATATCTTTGGTGGTTGTCCTTCTTGCTGAAGAGTAATAGTCTGTCCGTTTGCCATATAATTGGATAATTGTTTTTCAGCCATCTTTCTACGGTTTTCTTCTAATAGTATCATTTGTTTTAATACATCCGGTTTCATAGCAGGATCACCTGGGCTATATTTTTCTAACAATGAATCAAGATTCAAATAGAAATCTTTCAAATCTTTCTCCTTGATAAACTCATCAATTGTTTTGCTCGATTCTTTTACAAATTGCGGATTAGCATTATCAAGCAACTTTCGCTTATCAAATGTATTTTGTTCATGTGAAAAGACCAAAATTACCTTTTTTGGGTCTAATTGAACAAATGGAACTGTATAATCTTTTAAAAATGCCTTTTCTTCAGCCAGACACGCGTGTTCTTCATATCGATTATCCTTCAATAATTCACGTCTAAAAGCAAACGTACCAGCAGTACCATGAGTATCTTTATATGGACCAAACTGGTACATTTTTTGAATATGTTTAAAATAAATATACAACTCGCTTGAACCAGCACACAACGCTTGTGGGTTCGCTTGTAATGTTTCCACCGCATGACTTACACGCTGAGGAGGATAATAATCATCATCGTCCATATAGACTAAAATATCACCAACTGATTTGTCATGTACAACATTTCTTTTTTTCCCTAATGTCATTTTCTCATCGTATCTGAAATATCTTACATTTGGATGATCTTTTACCAAATCTTCGATCATATCAGTACCATCATCTACAATAATCCACTCCATTCTATGTTTAGGATAATCTTGATGATCAAAACATTTTATCATAGCTGAAATAAACGGACGTCTATTATAGGTAGGCGTACAAACACTGACAAAAGGATATTTACTATCTTTTGTAGGTGGCAAAGTAAATGCCTTTTTAATAGATGGCACATAAGACTCGTTTTCTTTCATGGCTAGATCAAGAATAGCATCATCATCATTACATTTGTCTAATTTTTTACTTGAAATGTTAGCGTTCTTGTTACCAGTTTTTTTTTTGTTATTTTTTCCCATATAAAATATAAGGTATAAATTATAATGGATTATTCTATTTATATGCTATTTTACAATACTTTAATATTACAATAATTAAAGTATTGTAACGCTTATTGATTTCATTCATTAGCATCTGAACTAGCTGATTGTGGCTTAAGTCCAAACATGAATACTAATAACATAGCAAATGCCACTATGCCATTTAAATTGGCAAAGGCAGCTACTGCGATAATTATAAATAGCAGTACTAGTAAATAATAACTATTATATGTGTTTCCAATAATTTCTATTATTTTTTTAGGATTTAACAATACCGGCATTAATATAAAACTAAATATTATTCCAATTATTTGGAATGTTGTTAATATAGAAACAATTGCCCATGTCCAGCCAAAAAACAATCCAATTATTGATATTACTAAACCCCAATTTTGGTTTTCATTCCAAAATACGCTAATTATTGTTGGTATCCACCAAAAGGATGTAACTAATATGATTAGACCAATCGCAATAGGTCCTAATATAAATGGTACTATATCTTTCATTGATTCCGGCACCATAGTACATGTTGAAGATACAAGATCTATAATCATTTTTACAAAATGACGGAGTTGTGAATACGAATGCTTTGTTTTGTTTGAAATCCACGTGGGAATAAAACCATTATCGCGATTCTGATATGGGTAACCATAATCAAATGTTCCTCTAAAATATTTGTTGTCTAACATAGGACTTTCTGTGAAATCAATCGGTAATCCACAACCAGACGATTTTGAACCACCTTTCATTTTTTTCCCACCACGTTGAGTATTGTCATTTAAACTGCTGTTAGATATATTTGGAAATAATGGTGATAATTTGGTGCCGTTTTTACTTTCATCCGTATATGGGCGTTGTCCTAGGTCACTTGGAAAAAATAAATCTAAATTAATTCTAGTATAATAAACAAAATTCGCGCCTAATAATCCTATGACTAATACAGTACAAAATGCCGTAAGTACTGACATACCAAAAGCTTTCCAATTATTTTTCTTTGAGTTATCCTTTTTATTTTTATCATTATCACCAGACATGTATGTATATATATTTAACAATATATAAAATAATGTTGAGTGATAATAATATTTATTTTATTTTATTTTATTTTATTCTCATATAGTAAGACAAAGAATATATGACAAATAAAAAAACAATGTATATATGGGATGGAGGTGTATTTTCTCCACCTACACGAGCAGTTGGTAAATTGGCGTTTAATATATCTAGCTACATCTCTTCTAAATTTGACAATAAAGTAAATGTTGAATATCATTTTGTACCGACCAATAAATATTACAATAAACCTTGGGTGCGCTGTGTTGATGAAGAAGACCGCGTCTATATGTTACATAATTTGGTAAAATATATTAACTCTACTTATTCAGTTCCTTCCAATATTAAATTTATCGTAAATGAACAGGATATTAAATTTGGAAAAAAAGAAAAGGATCCTGGAACCACTATGAAAAGTTTGGAATACTTTACTAGCAAGCAAAAAGAAAATGTATATTTAGCAAATAGTATTGAGAATATGATACAAATTGTAAAAGGTGGGCGACACGATTCGTTGAAGTTGCTCTTCATGGTGAAATCAATATGTTATGATATTTATTCTGCGGAACTCATAGGTGATAATCAAAGCGACAATTATGTTTATAAAAGTATTCAGTTGCGCGACTTGTTAAAAGATGCTAATGGTGATTATCCCAAAGAAGTATCTCAGTATTTTAAATCAAATAAAATTACTAAACCAATGATTGATGAATATATTTCATCTAATAAAGAAGAATCTAAATTCGAAGGGGTAAAAAAACTGATTATGAATAGAATAATATTTATACCAAAACATCTTGTACCTGAAGCTTATAGAGCTGCTGCTGGAAATCGTGTAAGAGAAGAACTAGATGTATATTACTCTTCTTTGAAAAATATTCAGAATTTTACGACCCCTGGAATAGAAAAATATATAACTGATAAAGGATTATACGAGCATTGTAAATCTAGATATGTCGATAAACTAATTAGCAAAAAATCTAGAAAAACAGTATCTAAAAAATTTAAATTTAAATCCAAATCCAAATCCAAATCCAAATCCAAATCCAAATCCAAATCCAAATCCAAATCCAAATAATGTTATATTATATTATAGTATGTATATGTTTAATCCATTTGGTACAACTAATAAATCAGAAGAAATGAATACAGAATATACTGATGATGAGTTGCGAACGAAACTTACTCATGGGCTAGGTGATCAGATAATTGAGTATTTAAATACTTCATATCTAGATAAAACATATGGTACCGCATCATATAGTGACACTCAAATAAGATCATTTATTAGTGCAATATTTAATCTTTTATTAAAAGGAAATGTTTGTTTTTCAGCTGGAACTATTGTATTTAGTGATTTGGGCAAATTAATGTTTAATTTACTAACATATAATAAATTAAAAATAGAAAATAATACTTATCGATGTGATGATCCAAAAAAAAACATTCGTGGTGATAATGTTATATCATCTCCTCAAGTTACTATAAAATCAACCCATAACACTCATAATAAAATTTTTTCATCCGGAAAAGGAGAAAGTATCGCATGTCTGCCAAAAAGCCAAACAAAATTCGAAAGAGCCATTAATCCACCATTAGAAGGACTATGTGATGAACCAACTTCTATAGAACAAAAAAGTGAGTCTAAAAGTGTTTTATTGTATTATCCATTTAAAGCTGAAGATGATAAACAGTTCCTGTTTTTTAAATTAGAACGAGACAAAATAGTATCCACAGGCCATATTAAAAAAGCAGTAGCTACTTATGTTGGTAATCGAATTGATGGATTTTTAGGGAAGTCAACACCATTGTTTGGAGTAAATGAAATTCCAAAACACGGTATAGATACAGTTACCGGATTTGATATGAGAAGAGAAGACAGAAGTTCTGATAAAAATCCAAACGAATGCGATTACTCAAATTTCTTTTACCGAAAAGACGTTATTTTCTATGAAAATTATTATAAAATTTTAAATATAGCCAGACCATCTGATATTATAATGCAAAATAATTTAGCTGAATTGGAGTGGTATAATACCAATATTCGAACCGGTTGTGAATTCTATGTTACAAGTTTTTTATTATTCGATATGTTAAAAAAACTATTTGTTCCAAAACAAACGATTAATTTAATACATTTGGGCGGAAATAAAAAATTTAGATCTAAAAAACAAAACTATAAAAAACGAGACAAAGGCAAAAGGATGAAGAACGGTAAAACGCAAAATAAAGGTAAAACGCAAAATAAAGGTAAAACGCAAAATAAAGGTAAAACGCAAAATAAAGGTAAAAAACAAAATAAAAGCAAAAAGATGATGAGATCTAGAAAAATAAGAGGTAAACTATCAAGAAAAATAAAAAAACATTAAAAATTTCATATATAATCTAATATTAGAATATACATGAACGAACATTTATTTATTTGTATTGCTATTTTAATATTTCTGTATTTTATTTATCAACAATATATGTTTCAAAAAAGCATCTTTTTCTCTCAAGAAGCATTTACACCTCAGCAAGTACAACACATAATACAACCTCCAGGATCTTATAAAATTGGGACAGCAGACCCAAATTATATTAAAGATACTCAATTATTAACAGTAAGTAACGGTTACACGGAAGAAATGATTAGTCATTTGAAGCCCAGTAACCCAGAAGCATTTGATCGAGAGACGACCGATACATTAGGTGACTTTCCTGGAGCAGAACAAGAAAAATATCCTTTACCTACTACTGAATTTGAGTATCCCAATAATTATAAATTTACTGTAGATTACAAATGCCGCAAGTCAGCTACTGGAATGTTTTCTGATTGTGGCGTTTATTCAGCAAATACAGCATGGACAGCAGACCCATACAAGGGATTAAATTGTCCATTATCAAATACCAAAACACCTAAAATATCTAACGATATTTTCAATAAACGCGAAACTAACTATAGAGAGCCTAGAAAATCAGGTATTAGTGGAACAGGAAACTCTATGTTACGATAAAAATGTAGAAACTATAAAAAATAAATACTTTTATAAATTATTTATTTTTATCTGTAATGTTAGTAAAACATTTATACAAAGATGAAAATATTTGAGCATTTAACGCGCGTACATTAACCCACAGTTACCACCTACAAATGTTATTACATTGTATCTCTCTTCAAATACAGTCATATTGTAATTATAATCATATAGGCGCCAATTTGGCTTATTCACACCTATAATTTCATTGGTTGAAGGATCGCAAATAGTGTAAAATTGTGCTTGCTCATCTAATGGCGGACTATATGTAGTAAATTCCAATTGAATATCGCGAAATTTACTCATATTCATAGCACCTGATGGTTGAAAGTCGAATGGATCATTATGTATCGCAAAACTATAATTGTAGAGTCCATCAGGAGCATTACCTGATGTTCTTACGTATTTTTCAATATAATTATATATACCGGCATCCAATACATTTTCGCGATATTTACCATCTAATAAAATACCCATTTGTAATAAAATATCCTTTTGATTCTGAGAATTAAAATTACCTGTAGTAAAATATCCGGTATGTTTGCCATCCTCTGGATTATAACCAGGTCCAAAGCCTGCCTGAGTAACCGGATTACAATCCAATACCCAATTTCCGGACGGATCCGCAAAATCGACTTCTTGAGGTAAATAATTATACGGCCAGTTCGTGTAATTGCTCCATTCATTTCTTAAATTTATATCACTTCTTTGAAATGTCATCATCCAAGATGAAACCATTCCCATTGTATTTTCCAATTTCACACGCTGGCTGCCAGTAACATTAAAAAACTTCCAATCATAAATAGATTTGAAAAGATATTTTTGCTCTTGCGATGCGAATACTTTTGATTCTTCCTCTGACAAAAACCCATAAGTAGATACTAAATGAACATCCGCATTCCAATTAGTGCGCTTATCTTGATAAGACGTCGTATTCAATGAAATATCAGGAGGTGGTTGTAAGAAACGATAAAATTGCTGAAGTGGATCATTAAAATTCGGTTGAATATATGGATAATTATTTTGCTGATCAGCTACATCACGAATAACAATTATTTCTTGTATGGGTCTGATCGTTATGTTAATTTCCAATTCATTGTATTGTAATGCTACTAGAGGAAACGCCATTTTTGCTGCTAACGTAAACCAAAAATTAATTGGGATATATAATTTCCTTGCTCTAATAGACGGTTCTGGACCGACTGGGTTATTTGTATAGTATGCGTTTGGATAAGCATTTACGCGAGGTCCAACATTTCCTGGATCATTCAATTCGGCTACATTACCAGTCATATTATCGTATAGTGCCTTTTTTTCGGCTGTAAAATCTCGCTGGACCATCGCAAGTAGATATGCTCCTGAGTAACGATTTAGAGTCTGTCCGCCAACTGCTATTTCCACTTCTTCGATCATTTGTGTTCCCAAATTGTCTATCCATTTAAATTCATATGGTGCCCAATTGCTACTACAATCTTGTGGAGGATAAATCGGGCTCCATATAGTAGGTAATTGAACGACTAAATAAGTATCTAATAATAATTCAGCATATCGTTTCATTCTAAACGTAAATTTAGATGATTCTGTCAATCTGAGTGAGCGCTGACCATCGAAATCTAAGCGAAACTTTTGAAGACCGAAATTCGTGTATTTTTTATATGTCGTCTTGAAGAACGTCTTTGATGGATTTCCATTTAAATATACATTTTGATTTCCATAAGCTACTATATTTAATAAACCTCCAGGCATAAGTACTTATATATATTATTATACAATAATTATTGTTTAACTTTTAATAAAATTAAACAATAGTCTAATTTTCTAATATAGTATAATCTAGCAATAATATCTATTCTTATAAACATTCATTTATAAAATATTTTTTCATCTTCTATTATAAGTATGGAAAGTTTAAAAAATGCTCGTCAAATGTTTTCAAAAATGTTTCAAGAACAAGATAAAGCTGTGATGGTAAAATATATGGCTTATTTTATTATTGTTATTTTAATTATTGGATTAATCGCTTATACTGTTGATAAAATGCGATTAAACAAAAATAACAGTATCGCACTCAGTAAAATATACCCATCGTTTCCAAATATTTCATCTATTAATCCAGATGACGCAACATATGGCTATAATTTAAGAGATTATTATATTAAAACTGCTTACAATTGTTGTTGTAGTGGGGATTTTAAAAATGATTACGTAAGTACAGATGCTTTAAAGACATGTATCGCTCAAGGTGCTCGTGTTTTGGATTTCGATATTTATTCTATTAACGATGACCCAGTAATAGCCGCTTCATCGGTAAATAATTACACGGTAAAACAAACATATAATCAAATACACTTACAAGAAGCACTAGAAATAATAAATAATTACGCATTTAGTGGCGGTTCTTGCCCAAATCCGAATGACCCATTAATATTACATTTCAGAATATCTAGTAATAACGATAAAATGTATAAAAAAATGGCAGATACTATTTATACAACTATTCAACCTAGGTTACTAGATAAAGAATATAGCTACGAATATGCTGGTAAAAATTTAGGCAGTCAAAGCTTGAAACTATTCATTGGAAAAATCATTATTTCTGTTGACAGAGCAAATCCACTTTTTGAAAATACACCACTAAAAGAATATGTTAATATTGCGTCTAGTTCTATTTTTTTACGCGCTTTGCGACATTATGATATAGTTAATACACCCAATTCTGATGAATTGATTGAATATAATAAAAAGAACATGACCATAGCCATGCCGGATTTAAGTGTTTATAATAATAACATGTCTCCTGTATTGAATTTTAACTATGGTTGTCAATGGGTAGGTATGAATTTTCAAAACTTTGATGATAATATGCAGTATTATTCACTGTTTTTCGACAAAGTCGGTCATGCGTTTGTATTAAAACCGGAAAACTTGCGATTTGTTCCAGTTACTATTCCTGATCCAACGCCCCAGAATCCTGCCAATTCTTTTACCAGTCGCGATGTATCTACTGATTACTATTCATTTAGCGTGTAATATTATTTCCAAATATATACTATATATAATAATTTTATGTCATTATTATATATATAAAAATGACAACATGTAATCCAAAATTAACATTAGAAGAAAAAGAAGTTGCTATATTAAGAAATGCGATTGATATTGCGGAAAAGCGCAAAGGCAAAAAGACTGTTAGTGATCCAGATGTCAAAAAAATAATTTCTATATTAGAAGAGTTTCTAAAGAAAAAACGATTGGTTTGTTATGGGGGAACTGCTATTAATAATATTCTTCCCTTAGACGACCAATTTTATGATAAAAATATTGAAATACCTGATTATGATTTTTATAGTCCAAATGCTCTGGACGATGCTGTCGAATTAGCAAATATATATTATGACGCCGGTTTTCAAGAAGTAGAGGCAAAAGCAGGTGTTCATCATGGCACATACAAGGTATATGTCAATTTTATTCCTGTAGCCGACATTACCTATTTAGACAAGTCTTTATTTAAACGAGTCCAAAAAGAAGCAATACGTGTATATGGAATATTATATTGTCCGCCAAATTTTCTTCGCATGAACATGTACTTGGAATTGTCAAGACCTGCTGGCGATATTAGTCGTTGGGAAAAAGTATTGAAGAGACTTATCTTATTGAATAAGAATTATCCATTACGTGGTAAGCATTGTGACCCAAAATTGTTTCAGCGAGAGTTTGAGCGAATTGACGCAAAGGAAGAAGAGCAGTTATATTACATAGTGCGTGATTCTTTTATTGATCAAGGATTGATTTTTTTCGGTGGATATGCTAGTTTTCTGTATTCTGCCTATATGCCTGCCAAACAGAAAAAACTATTTCAAAAAACACCTGATTTTGATGTGTTGGCAGAAGAACCTGAACAAGCAGCAGCTATATTAAAAGAGAGATTAGAAGATTTTGATTATAAAGGTATTCAAATTATAAAACATAATGGTATAGGAGAGCTCATTGCTCCTCATTATGAAATAAAGGTGAAAATTAATAACATAGAAGAAACTGTCGCTTTTATTTACAAACCACTGGCATGTCATAGTTACAATGTTATCAAAAAAGGAAATAAAACAGTACGTGTAGCAACAATTGATACCATGTTGAGTTTTTATTTTGCGTTTTTCTATAGCGAACGTGAATATTACGATGAAAACCGTATTTTATGTATGGCTCAGTATTTATTTGACGTACAACAGAAAAATAGACTACAACAAAAGGGACTTTTAAAACGTTTTAGTATTAATTGTTATGGAAAACAAGATACATTGGAAGAAATGAGAAACACCAAAGCAGAGATGTATAAAGAGTTGAAAGGAAAGCGAGGGACAAAGGAGTTTGATTCGTGGTTTTTACGATATGTTCCATTCGAAGAAAAAATGGAAAAGGAAGAGAGAAAAAAGGATAAAACTATTGGAAAAAAACATGTTTCAAAAAAGGATTATTCCAAATATAACAAAACTATGAAAGGCAAAAAAGGTAGGGGAGACAAGAAAAGCAAGAAAAATAAAACTAAAAAGGGAATCTTTGGTCTATTCTAGGTATTTCATATACTATGGTATCCTTGGTTATTTACGAAAATAAAATAAAATAAAATAAAATATAATAAAATAAAATAAAATGTATATGACGATATATATTTTATTTTATGCGTTCATGATTTTACTAATGTATTTTTTAGCAGGTGTTAACAAAGCTAAGAATTTTTCATCAACTGTAAAAGGATTCCAAGATATGTTTTTTCTACAAAAATTACCCCGCGTTTTTTATGATTTAACTATATTGGGAGTTGTTATATTAGAAATATTTGCTCCAATTATCATAATGTTCTCTCTATACACAAATACACACACGGATTGTGCGTATTATTCTAGTGTAGGATTAGCAGTATTTACCGTTTTAGCAACTCTTATTTATCATTTCCCGACAAATAAAGGTCAATATTCAGCTTTTATGAAAAATTTGACAGCAATTGGTTCACTAATGTTACTTTCAACGTTATTTGTTTAGAACAGTATATCAAATAATTTTATCGATGGTAATATTAAATGGATTGTAAATTAATCATTTTAACTTTTATCATCACTGCTTTGTGGGACGTTGTCTTGCGGTTTATGTCTCTTAATTTTGAAAAACTACCTAACTCACTACAAATGGATTTTGTTAAATACTTGAAACCTTACTTTCAACATCATACTCTATTAGCCGCAGCTCTAATCGCTGGTTTTGTAGGAGCAACAACACAACCTATTATTTTATCAATAATGTATTTTCCTAAAAGCATATTTGATATCATATATGTTGGAAAATTTTTGATATTAACCTTTATTATTAGCGCATTATATGGATTTATAATGAAATGGAGTAAATTGTTCCCTTATCTTGAAAAATATTATTATGATAATTTGGGTGTAATTGGTGGCATGTATCATGACGGTGTATCAGGAGTCATTGTTCAAATTACATTGCTATTAATTTTGTCCGCTGTAGTACGGTTACGGTTACGGTAATTGAATGCTTTGCTATTGAATTCTTGTAAGTGAATAATTTGTTATTTTACGAACTATCATTACATATCTGTTTATCTGATGATATTCCATTTATTGTATTACATATGTAATTCAATGGATGTTTCATACTATCATATACACCTTCAACAAAACTAATATGTAAACCCATCTTTTTACACTCGTCAATTACTTCTCCGTCCAATTTGTTACATATTACATCTAGTTTTTCATTGATTTTTTCAATATTTTTATTCATTACCAGTAATATTTCCTTAATCTCGTCAAGCGTAGTTGTCATATACACATTTGAAGAATTAAATTTATGATAAAAATACGAATATGTATATTGTTTCAAAACATTAGGAAATTCATATAATAATAATTTTATGTATTTTACACAGTCAAATATAACATGATATCTCTCCATATATTTTTAAATACTGATACATGTTGTTGAATAAACGTATCTTTTTTAAATCTCTCTGGTAATAAATCATCTATATGTAATCCTAATCGAAAGATATATACAATGATTATATATAGAATTTCTCTCAATCTAAAAAATAATATATCGATTATAGACCATTCATTTACATAACTACATAAATTATTGGCTGTATTTGTTTCGAAAAACCGATGCGTATCCATTAGTCCTTCCAACAATCTCGAGTATATATTCTTTTCGTTTTTTATAAATATCATCTTTTTTATTTTGTCCAGACTTTGTAGATTTAAGAATAATACTTTTCGATCATTATCTCTCTCCTTATCCTTCACCCTAACTTTAAACATATATGGAAACGCACCATCTATACATCCATCATCATCAGTAGCCTTTCTTTCCATCAAATAAGGAACATAGAGAGATTTAATAATATTATCGATTAATTCGGCTTTATCTCTATATTTTTTTTTAACGATTTGCTCACCCTTTATCGTATCGAAGTACGTTAAATAAAACCTATTGTTTAATAAATGTATATCATCTTCTGTCATATTTTCATTCATTATTTTTTTAAATTTGGAAACAATCTTTTTTAAATCTTGGTGTTTTCTCAAGTATTTGTAACAATATGTACATATATCTATTGAAATATCCATTTTATCTAATAGAAACAATAATCCTGTAATAGCACCTATACTACAGCCAGATACCTTGTTTATTTTTGTTTTGCCGATACGTTCAAGTTCTTTCATATAAAACAAACTACCTAGCATATATACACCATTGAATGCTCCTCCATCCAATACTAAATCTATTTTTTTTGGTATATGCTTATCAGGAACATTCTCTATAAGAGTATTTATAAATGTCTGTAAAGCCATTAATAATTTGTTATCTTACGTTTATAACATATTATTTTTTTCCGAATAAATACTCATTGTTTATGGAACTAGGTTCATGACTATAATATTTCAAATGTGTAATCTAATCTATTCTACTTTCTTTTCATTCTTTTTGTTCGTTTCATTCTTTTTGTTCGTTTCATTCTTTTTGTTCGTTTCATTCTTTTTGTTCGTTTTTGTTTTGTTTTATATTTTTTTCCAGCTTCTTGAAAAGGAGATGGATCACGTGTTTGCATGTAATCTTGTATTGTGATTGATGGAAATGGGATGATTGAATTTATTTTGTTTTTATCCTCTTCAGAAAGTATGAAGCTAGTGTAATAATTATTTTCAGGAGATCTCATATTGCGTATAGTATTATATATTTGGGGAGTTATCCGTGAAAATTGTGTTCTAAATAACTTTCTATTGTATCGGTCTTCTTTTACATAATCGTTGCCTCTACTGCGATCTGGTATAGTATATTCAGTAGATGTTATTGTATCTTGATGATATGGTATTGTATGTTGTTGTCGTTTATTTTCTATACATATCACGGTTCCAGGACATCCCCAAAATCTTATTATATCACCTTCAATTATTGGATTATTTATTGTAGTTGTCGCACATTCATCTTTATACTCGATCATCGTATAATCACTTGCGTTGTTATTACTTAATATAGTCCTGATAGCATCTGGTAAATATTGAAACGACATATGATCATTGTGATAGGTTGCTTTATAAGACTTTTCCTTCTTTTCTGGCACATCTAAATATATTAGGTAAATATCGGTTCTACTCGCCCCTATCACCCCAAACATCTTCATTTTTTCTAAAGCTTTGAATACTTTATATTGTATAATATCTGGAGTATTGATACTTATGGTATCGTTTAAAAATATAATCTCACCTAAAGATGGGTTGTATAAAAAAAAACTATTTCTCGTACTTATGTTGGCAAATTCACCTTTGAAGTACTCAATAGATGTTTCTTTATAATCGTGTTCAGACTCAAATTGTCCTATGCCAAGAACAACTTTCGAATTACTCGTAATAGATATCCCTGTATTAAGTGGTATATGTGTTCTACCAGTGAATATATTACCTACCCATCTATATAATTCACCAAATGACATTATATATATTATATTATATTATATAATATATTATATTATATAATTTATTGTAGTAAAAATTCAACATGGTATTTACGAACTATGTATGTTTTAGGTGTAATATTTGTTGTTTTACAAAAAATTGATGTATTTATAGTCTTATTATAATTATATAACATAATAATAAAGTATAATGACTGAAACAGAAGTATATAGATTAACTAGTTTTGAAGTAGGGATTTCGTATTTATTTGCATTATATACTAGAATAGAAGGGAGATATCCAAATCAAAGATATTTCACTACCAATGAGTTGCAAAGCGTAGGTAAATACATTCGTAGTGAAAGATGGGGTCATGGCGATGGTGGTGGCGGTGCTGAGATTTTTGATGATAATGGAAATGAAGTAAGAATTGTATATACCTATGAAGGAACGACTTGTTTCAAAAAAATAGAACAACATGGTTAATTATTTACCATAAATATGGTTCAGTCGTAAATAAAAACTAAAAACTAAAAGCAATAATAAAAATAAAATTTACTATTCTATTCAGTAAAATTTATTTTTTATGTTATGGATAAAAATGGACTTACCTGGAATTATATATTCTGTAGATGAACAAGTGTTTTTGATATAATGTAATAAGCTATTCCAAAAAATATACTATTTATAACATATCCAGTTAAATTAGGATTACCATCTTTATTAAAAAGAGAAGGCAATATAGCCAATACTTTACTCTTAACCACTGGCAATTGAAAGATAAAATATAGTAGTCCAATGATAATAGGTATTTGAAACTCATCATATAGGATTTCAAGTGAATCACGTGAGTTATGATTTTTAACACGCCTAGCTAAAATATCTTGTTCCGTGTCTGTATTATGAATATAATCTGATTGCTCTTTCTCAGGGACATAGTTGGGCTTCACTTGATCGTCTGCGAAATGAACCGTGTTTGTTGGAATATCACGCGAAGGTAGTCCAGTTCCTCCATTGGCACTTGCTTGCTGAATTCCAGTGATTAATTCGTTCATCATTTTTTGCTCACGAATTTCACTGGGTTCGTTATTTACATTATTAGTATGAGTCGTATTAACACCAGCATTGGGGTCATAAGTAGTAGGCTTATCGGTTGTTTGTAATACAATATTTTGACTTCCTCCGGCAGAAGGATCCGTTGGCAAATCAGCTAAATTCGTCGTATCAGACATATCTAATATACTACTAATATTGATAGATGGAGATAATTACGCAAAATTCACATTTTTCTTTCTACTATCACACTCAATTGATTCCATTTCGTATTTAAAGCAACGGTCTCCATATTTATACACTTTTTTCTTAATATCTTCTAAACTAGGCGCAGCAAATTCAATACAATTACGACCAATACATCCTTTTCTAAATAAAGTAGCGAATCCTAATCCTAACAGAGCCGACATAATAATCTTTCCTGTTTCAGTACGAAATAGTTTTTCAAAAGCCATTATAAGTAATACCTATATTATAGTTGTACATATTTATTTACACATGTTTATTTATACATATTTATTTACACATGTTTATTTACACATGTTTATACTTGTAAAGGTATTTCTTCAGCCACATTAGAACATTTTACTATATTCTGTTTTAACTGAAAACAATTATCTACCTGATCACGAAACTGAAACAATTGTCTATTATCGTCCGTCGGATATACAGTTATTTCTTTGGGTGGTGGGCTTGATATATACACACACAATAGACCAAATAAAAAACTCAATAGAAAGACGCGAACATTTATGAGAAACATTATTGTTACTTATATTACTCGTTGAAAATATTTTTAGGGCATACAATAGTATATTCATATTGTATTCATATTGTATTCATATTGTATTCATATTGTATTCATATTGTATTCAATAATCACTTTCATATCCTTCATATAATTTTTCATAATCACCTTCATAACCTTCATATAATTCGTTACTAATTGTATTTATCGCAGTTTTTCTAGAATTCTCTTTATCAGTAACTGTTCCTATAACGAATGATTCTACCGACGGATTATCAAACGCAACTGTCATATCTTGTAATGTAAATATCTTCCTTACTAATGTATGAGTATTAGTATCATTATTGTATTCCATGGCCATATATTTGTATTTTAACTCACGTAATTCATCTAATAATGGCACCAATTCGGATTGATAAGTAGAAATCATGTCTTTAATTAACTGTATTTGACCAGTTTCATTAAATTCATCTATTGTTGATTTAATAAGAGCTATTTTATTGTAAAAAATGGTCATTTTTGTAGTCAATATTGGTTTATTATCTAAATTAGATACAATATTAATAAATTGTGTTTTATACAACATAACAGTTTCTAAATCTTGTGTTAATTCTTCTTTTAGTTTGTTAAATTTAGTTAATGTATTATTCTCTTGCTCATATCCAAACAATAAATCTAATTTAGTTGCTATTATTTCTTCCTTCAATTCATCGACACCACTCTGAAAAACATCTATTAATTCCTCTAAATTCAAAAACTTACCTCTATTTATTTTTATGTCTAAATTACATGGAGATACATTGTCTCCACATATGGCAGTTAATACACCATCATCGTTATTAAAAATGGTACCTACATTTCTACCACAATTAATGCAGTTCGTCTTTAACTTTCTAAATTTGTCTTGTTTTTGTTTCATAGAAAGTTTGTCATCCTTTAAAAGTGTATTTATTTGGCTTTGTTTTTTAGTATCATACTTATTTTTCAAATTATAATATTCATTCAACTTTTCAGTGAAATCTGTATCGACCTCAGTCTTTTTCAAAGTTTCACTTTTATTTTCAATTTCAATTTCACTTGATAACGATTTTTTATCCATGTTTGTATAGATTAAGCAAACATTTTTCTATTGTAAAATTGAACTTCTGGATTGTTTTGCCAAGAAGATAAATCTGAACCTAAATGATTCACTTGATTCTTCCTATAATCTTGCATAAACCGTAATTTATTCATAATATATTCCTTTTCTTGCCGTTTTTTTTCTTCTTGAAGTTTCAAATTGTGCTTGTGTTTGTATTTGAAATACAATGTGATACCTACAATACATATAAATGATACGAACAATCCTAAATTGTAAAGAAAATTATAATACTTATTTTTGATTATGTGACATTGTTCTAAAGAAGAACTGAGAAAATATTTGACTCCTGGTTCAATTAAACGAGGACGTATGTTTTGTAAAGTTTCCATTAAAATATGATTTTATAATTTCAAATTAAATTATACCTATTTATTATATGGCTTCTACTAATTCGTCAGCATCAATTGTATTTTTTTTAGTATTAACATTAGTCTATTCTATATTCAAGTACTATACTAAATCAGAATCTATGATTAAAATATGGACTATTATTTACTTTTTAGTGTTAATCGTAGTCCAATTTTTCATAAATTTAGGATTAACCGGTGAAATATGTGGTTCATCTCAATATGGTATGGCTTTAAAAACTACCCTTATTCCCTGGTTATTCGTTTTTGGGTCTATTAATCTATTATTATTTGTATTTCCATCATGGTTAAGCCCTTTTTCAAATACAATTGGCTATTTATTTGCCTATATAACTGGTGTAAATGGTTTTTTAAAAAGCATATTGAAAGATAGAAAGGCGCAAAATATGGGACCAGGTCAATCTGAAATGATTACTGCTATAAACAATGTATATGACGATAAATCGCTACTAATAAATTCGATGACGGCATCGAATTTACCTAATTGGTGGGAAAGCATGACAAAAGGCGGATTATTGAAACCAGGTATTGATAATACCCATTACCTAGAACTATCTAATTATGTAAAAATGAAGGATGAAATATCAGAGTTTATATGGTATGCTTTATCTGGAATATTGACTACATCTATTAGTTACAATGCTATATTAAATTCTGGTTGTACTAAATCGATAGAAGAAATGGAAAAAAGTCACCAAGTCTATATGGAAAAGGAACAAAAATTAGCGGCACAACAAAAAGAGTCAGAAGCAAAACAGACTGTATATAAATCATATGAATAATGTTTCATATTTGAGTTTCATATAATTACCTAAATTTAGGAAGAGTAACAAAATACAATACAGCTAAATAAGATAGAATGCCTAATAAAATACTTATTAACCATATTGGTAATATTGTTTTTCTTTTGCTGCCTAGTCCAAACTCTCTTAAAGTTCCATCATTATTGTATATAAATCCAGGTTGAAAATAGTTTAGTATTATGAATGACATTATAAATATAAGGATTGCAAATGTATTAATATGTTTTCGGATAAAACTATAGTTCATTATATATAATAGTAATAATATATAGTCTTTGAATTTTATTTATTTTTAGTAAATTATATTTTCAGTAAAAATATTTCCAGTAATTATATTTCCAGTAATTATATTTATTTTTACTTCCTTTTATTTTATTTTATTGATATAAAGTATAATGAACCTCGTTGGAAATCAATCTACATTTATGTCAGCTATGGCTCCTTTAGGTAGTGAATTTTGCGATTATTTTTATTATTTAACCATGATTAATTTGATCCTTCTTATCTACGTTATCCTTGTCGCGTTGTATGTTTTTATCTTTGAGAAAAAGAGAGATAGTTTATTCCACATTATTTTATCATTTTTACCCATCTTCATCAGTTATTTTACTAATCGTCTATTATACTCCATGTGTGTAGGCTCTACACAGAAAATGTAAGCTATAAAACAGTTAAATAACTCGTAAAATAGACCTTTCAATAATTATATTTACATTACTCAAAATATAACTATTGACATGTATATTTCTGTTTATCTTCTTGATTTAGATAAACATTTTTACTAATCGTTCTTATTATTTTGTTGGTTTCCTTTTTATTGTTCTCTATGTCAGTCATAGAATTACATATTAAATTGGTTAGTTTCAGTTGTACTCCTTCATCTTTATCCCATCCTTTATTCACATCTTTCCATTTATTTATCATTGTTCTTTGCTTTCTTGCTAATTTTGTTATGCCTACGAGCAACTTTATCATTTCAGTATCTTTCTCCCAAATATCTTCTTCTTTCACATATATAGTTTTCCTAGCAGCATCTGTACAATGAATTGGTCTCTCTAATATATCTAGCTGATTTAGTCCATTGGTTATCATATTGGTTATTGTCTTCGTTAATCCGTTCTCTACTGTATTATCATATGTCTCGGCTGTAATAGGTAATGTATCAATAAAATCAGTTAAATTCATAGCATTCTTACAGTGATCATTCAAAAACATCTGAATATTGAAATTCTGCGTATTATGGCTATTTGTCGTATTATGTGAATTTGTATTATTACCAAATGAAGGTATAATTTCCATCATCTTTGCCATTACATCTTGATTCTTTAACAAAACACCTTCCATTATATCTTGATTTTTCAGTAACATTTTTAAAATGTATTCTTTGTCAATATCTACCATAACAGTATTCACTAGTGGTTCTTTACAATTACACTTTTGCTTATGATTCCATAGAGACGACGCATGCTTAAAATATTTACCACATTGACATTTATATTCTTTAATCTCGTCAGGAACTTTTTGGAACTTTTTATCTTCGTCAAAGTTCGTATTTGTTCGTATTTTATGTTTCAGTGTCATTAAATGTCGGCCATATTGACTTTTTCGACTAGTAATATAATCACAATCTTTACAAATATATTCTTGGAACTTTTTGGAACTTTTTATCTTCGTCATTCTTCGTATAATTGACGAAGATAAAAAGTTCCTAAATGCTTTTTCTACAAATATATATTTTCTTCGCAAAAAAATACAGTAACAAATGAAATTTTTCTAAAACGGAAATGAGAGCATTATGATCTAAAACACATTTTCACGTTTTTTTCAATTCTATTTTCGCAAAATCAAAAATCAACACAAAAAAGGCATGTTGAATTTTGAAAATCCCAAAAGAGAATTGAAAAACTTGAAAAAAATGAAATACCTACTATTATCAAAAGCAACGAAGGTTTTTACCCCTCAAAAACCCTCCCTTCATATGTAGGGAGCTCACTACATGCCCTACATGACTTTTTCGGAATTTTGAAAAATGAAAATCATCAAGCGCAATTTACCTACATGAAAAGCATGTCCCTAAAAACCGAAATTCAAAAAGTCATTTTACATTCATCCGATTAAGGGGATAAATCATGCTCAAAAATGCCTATTTTATTTATCCCCTTATTTTGGGAAATTCATTTTTAAACATGAATTTGGATAATTATGTGGATATACTGTCAAATACATAATTCTAATACAATACAATAAAATAAAATAACTGTTTTATTTTATTTTATTTTATTTTATTTTATTTTATTTTATTTTAACTTTATCTCGTGATCTATAAAATCAATCTTCATTATCATCGAATTGTAGGCGATATTCATCATCGACTTCACCTATATCATCGTCGTCTGGAATATCATTCATGTTATAAACATCTTCATCTATTCTATCAGCAATTATTTGTCCCTCTTCTTGCTCTAACATTGCTATTTCATGATCTGCGGTGAGAGCCTGACCCATCATTTCACGATTTGCCAGTTGTTGCTCCATAATTTCCTGTTTTTCTCTCTCAGCACGTTCTTCATCATATGTTTTGGCCACATATTGCGTAAGGCCTTTTTGTAATCCCTTATTCCATCGTTCTAAACGATGATTTTTAAACAGATTCTCAATCGCTCTTTCTTCCCTTGACATATCACGTAATGTAGATGTGATATTGTGTCTCTCTTTGTCCTTGGAACGATTCACTCTTTCTTTCACCATTTGAGCATTCAAATTAATAAGTCCTTTCTCTCGTTTTATAATATTTAACATAATAACAATAATATCCGCTATTTTCTCTCTAGCGGTTCTCTGCTCACCTCTTACAACATCAATTTCAGTTATTTCAGCCATAGCATCTTCTTCTATTTCTACAGTAGTTGTAATTATATTTTCCTCGCTTGGAGGAATTACCTCACTACGAAGTAATTCGCGATCATCCGTTAATCGAATGAGATGTTGAATCATATATAAAAAGTAAAACTGGAACAACTGATACGCAGTTTTATTATCTAATATGGAACTTAATTCACTTCCATCTAGCGTAATCATATTCGCATATAAATTTGTATAATTAACTAATTGGAAGAAATCTTGTAATTCGGATTCATTCTTTTGTAAATAGGGGCGAATCATCGTGTCTTCATAAAACTTACGCAAGGGTGTATAAAATCCAGTAATCATGGTTTTAAGATCCATTTTATGATCATCAGATAATTTCCAATGATTGGGTATTTTTATTTCGTTATAATTAACACGATTGGATACAATATTCGGAAATACATTGATAAAATCAAAAATAGATGTTTTTACAAACTGAATAGACCGGTATAACGTCTCATCCTCGGTATTCGTAAAATAATTATTGCCATTGGGATGAAAATCCATGATTGTCTTGATAAATTCAGCCATATTCGTTTTTTCAGTGCGAGTTAAATTAGCAAATGAATTTAAATAATCAATGATATATGTTTCAACTGATTGTATTTTATCTCCTAATAAATTTCTCAAATCTCTCGTATGAGCGTTTCCAGACAGATTTTCAATACCATAAGAATCCAATACATTTTTGAATGACATCAAAAAATCTTCACCTATATTATTATTTGTATCGATCATATGACTAATTAAATCTCTAAGATGAGATATACTCGAAGGATACGTCTGAACCAAATCAATGGGTACAATGTTCATTTTATTTACTGAGTCCAATAATTCGTTAAACGATTGTAGTGTATATGTCTTTCCCTCTTTTTTCAATCTTTGAATATTCTCCTTTAACGATTCATTTTTATCATAATCATCTGGTTTTGAGAGACAGACAGACATTAATTTGCTATTAATCGGAAGATCGCTGTTAAAATTACAATATTCGATAAACCCTCTATAAATAGTATCTTCTGAAAATTCATTACTTACTGGTGGAAATTTAAGTTTTGTATCTTTTGGATCTACAAGCAATGTTGGTTGTGCCATATTTACCATATCAAACGCAATATTATACAAATAAGACACGATGTCATTGCTATTCACAATAGAAGGCTCGCGTTTCGCGAAATAATCAATCGTCTTATACTCTCCAGTATTACAACAGGCATTTTGTAAAAAGGGTACTTTATTGGCATTTGTAAGTAATAACTTCTCTTTATGAACCACCTTTTGAATATCTTGAATAATAGCCATGGAAAAATAAATCATTTTTGAATTGACGATTCTAATTTGTTCAAATTGGTCTTTCGACCCAACTTTTAAATTCTCTAATAGGGAATTGCGAAATGCGGTGTCCAAATTAGAGGGAGTTTTATTGGTAATTTCTTGTAGAGGCGGTAAAAAATTAATCCAATTCTTAATATCAAGTTCAATAGGAATTAAATCGTCTTCATTCTGTAATAAATAGTTGCGTTTTTCGTCAACAAGCATTTTCATCTCTCCTTGCTTAAGAATATAAGCATCCAGTGTATTTTTCATCGCAGCAGCAATTTTGTCAGATGATTTGGGTAATGCTTTCCAAGGATAAATGCTCGTTTTAATACCGGCCGCGACACAAGCAATATAATGAATATTTGTCAAATCTTCGTCTCCAGTAATTGGGTAACCAGTAAGAGAACGCTTACAACCAGGGAACGTTTTTTTAGAAGTAACTGACGGAATAGAAACGGCAATATAAAGAGAGATATAAGATAGTGTAAATGTGAGTAAAGATTTATTAAAAACATCGTTGTAACTGGGCATTTTCTTGGTAGCACTCTTTATTTTCGCTTCGTATTCATCTTGTTCATCAACTGTAGCTTCCAAAGCCAACAACGTATGCTTTATAATTTCCTCGCGTTGTGTTTCCAGAACAACTCCCATATAATTGGATACAGAAGTAATGACATTGTTGATAATTTTCCCTTTCGGATTAGCCAATAATTCCTTCTTGATTTGTTTTTGTTCGGATGGAGTTTGAAATATAGCAGTACCAGCATCTTTTTCAAGGATTTCTCTCGTTTGCATTTTAAACCCAGTGGATTCATATCCTTCTTCACTACTCATCATGATTCGTTCAATTTCCCACCCACTATGTTTATCCACGGTTCTATCATCGATATCAACACCTTGGTCATTTTTAATAATCGTCATAGCTTCATAATAATCACCGTTTTCAACAAATACACTAGCTAATTT